GTCTCATTTATCGATGCCCTTATCCACTTCACCGATGATGGCTTTAGCTTTCTTGCCAACGCCTTTCACGCTGACTTGTTTGCCTGACTCGCCCTGAGTCGGCGCAGAGATGACCGCCTTCGCAAGATCTATTGCGGTTTCCTTTTCCTTCGCGTCACGATCCTTGTCGCGGTTCTCATTTTCTGTCGAAAGTTCTTGAGCTTTCAACCCAGCTTCCTTCGCACGAGTATGTGCGTCAAGGATTTTAGCCTGAGCAGTCGCAACGTCGAGTGGCGAGATGGGCTCTGGGCCTTCTGGCACCGCGGCGGCTTCTGGTTGTTTGGGCGTGAACGCGCCAACTCCAGCCACCTTGGCTTGCGATTCAGTTTCTTTGGCACCAGCCTCTTTCGCGCGCGCCTGCGCCTCGATCATGTCAGCCTGCGCCTTGATGCCCTCGTTCTTCATTTGCTCCTGGGCCTGAATCAACTGCGGGGGCGGCGCCGAGCGAGCGGCTGGCGGCACAAAGAACTCTTCTGGGTTTGCCCACCCGATCGTTGCAAGCGCGACCTTATCAACCGCCAGCGGATCATAAAGATTAGGTGACGCTTGCTGCAACTGTTTTAGTGCGACAACTTTCATCAATCGCTGACCTGACGATGAGGTATTCGGATCGGCCTGCGGCACGAGATCGCAGTTGTTGAGCGCTGCGAGAAATCGCGCCTTGTCCCACGGCGTTTTCGACTTACACTTGCGCTGATAGAAGGATTCCGGATGCTCGCGGAAAACCTGCTTGAGCAATTGAAACTCTTTCGCCTGCGATGCATGCATACGCTTGTGAACTGCGTTCATTACTTTTATGGCCTGTTCAATTAGCGCCATTGTCGTGCCAACAGGAACGTCGGCGCGTCCCTCACCGACCTGGACCTCTGCCGTGCCTCCGATGCGGCGCCCCGTCTCCGCCATGTCGCCGACCAAACTCATCAAGGGCGCCATGTGCGTGGTCTCATACGGAAGCGGCATCACGGATTGTCCGATCGGCAACCCTTGCGTATCGATCTGCGCTGAGCCCCCCGGCGGCACGCGCAAGATATTCGTGTTCTGCCGTGTGCCTGACTTCGAGACCAAAAATCCTGGGAAGTTCGCGAACATGCCATTGTCGAGCATCAAGCGCCACGCAGCCGTAATTGCATTCGTCGTGTTGCCCAAAATATGGCAAAGCCCGATGTCGTAGAAGCCAATCCCAGGCACGAACGGAAACTTGACGAACTTTTCTCGCGCGGTTGGTAACTCCTGATCGTCCTCATCGAAGTTGCGAACGACCGCGAGTGCCTTCCGAGATGACTTGTCGATCGTGACGACGTAGGGAATGGCGAGCCCGGTCATCTCGCGCTTTTGCTTGTGCTCAAATCCAGGAATGTCGAGTTCGCAGCAGCACTCGTAAATCTCGCGCTCTCGGTTCTGTGGCAAGACATTCTGCGGCTCTGGCGTAATGCCTTGCTGATCTTTCTCCGTGCGCTGCAGTTCATCCGGGTCCTGCGGCATGGGATCGCCCAATTCGATATCGCGATAGACCTTGAGCAACTGCAGTCGCTTCAAGGTCGATGGCTTCATCATCGTGCGATGGGTCACGCGCTGCGCATTCTGGAGGTCCGTCGCCGACTGATTCACGATAATGTCATCGGCATCGACGGATTCTGAAACCGGACGATTTCGGATAGGACAGAAGTAAACCTTTTTGAAGCCTGACCCGCCGAATCCCGTCATGAACAGCATGCGATCGGTATCGGGGTAATACTCTGACGCGTGCGTCGTCAGGTAGTGATTCATGTCGCGCTCGAGCGCGGTGGCATCGGAATCTAGCTGCGCGGTCGGCGTATCGGAATCGTTTCGGATTTTGACCGGGCCATCGGTCGGGAGGAGCTCGGAGCGCGCGTTCGCTTGGAATCTTAATACCGCCTCAAGCAATAACGGGTGACGCGTCTTGCTCATGCCCTCGACGGGTGCACCGTCCGAGGCCCCTTGCGTATTCGGTAGCTCGATTTTGAGCCCCAGGAGTTTCAAGCACAGCGCGCGATCTTCGAGCCATTCCTTGCGCGACTGCAAATCCTCCTCAATCCCTCGTAGCAAGTCCTCCGTGATGGAGTTAAGCGCATCCTCTGGAATCTTGTCAGCCAGGTTCGAATACCACTGCAGTGGTTCGTCATTCGCCGCGTTCGCCGAGCCCAGTGGCTTCCCGTTCAAGGAAACCGTGAGCGAATTATCGCCGTGCTTGATGCGAAGGATATTTCCCTTGTCATCGACCTCTGGGATATCGCCATCCGGGGGCGCCATCTCGACCGACACTTCGGCCGCGGGCGGTAAATCCGGCCGGTCCGGGCCTTCGAGGCGGATATTCGCGCCGCCTAAGCCGGCTTGGGCGCTCATTCTTGCAGATCCTTGAGTAAGTCGGCAGCGAGCGCTACAGCTTGCCGGTCATGCTCAAAGGAGCAGTTGTACTTGATCTGAAGGTTTCCGTTTGGAAGGCGCGTGTACCAGGCGACGAGCGCAGCCTGGGTCGGGGGATGTTTCCCCATCAATTGCTGCGCGTCGTATAGAACATCCTCCGGAGTCCAGCACTTGCCGTTATTTTCCTTCTCTGCGCGCGCGAATCGTAGGTCGAACCCTTCGGGTTTCTGGATGATGCGCAGCTCGCTCACGAGGGGAGCACCAACCGCAACCGCGGGTGCAAGTCGTCCGTCAAAAACGCGCGCTTGGGTGCTGGCGCCGACTCGCCGCGCCGGATCTTGTCGACTCGCTCGTACCAGGCGTTTAGCTGCGTCTCTGACATGATCTTAGGCCACCGAATCTTATGGTTTTCACGCAAGCCGCCCTTCGGACTGACGCTGCGCTGGCCCACGGGATCAGCGCCCCCCTTCCTCGGAAGTCAGCCACCTGATCAGTGGATTCGCCATTTCCTCTTTGAAAATATCCAACGCTTTCAAGGCCGCTGCATCCTCGTGCCACCCGGTCACATCGTAGACGCGAATATACGCGTGAGGGGGTTGGCCTACAACTTTGGCTCGAAACAGGTACGGGCGCTGGCGCCTGCTGATCAAATCGAGAGTGACGCTCGCCAAGACCTGGTTCGTGTTCCCGGTGATGATTCTCTTGGCGGTGTCGTTTAGGGGCATCGGTCACACACTGTACAGGGGTTCCTCGCGGCCACGATAGATCTTCGATTGTTCGATCTCAGCCTCGCGTTCGACAACGCGGCAGATGAGAGAATTTTCGCGAAGGTGCCGGATTCCCATCGAGATACAGTCTACAAATTCATCGTGCCGACTCTTGGGAAATCTCTCTGCTTGCGCGATCACGGCCTCGACCCATGGATATTTTTCCGATGGAGAGAACACGAGTCCTTCGTAGAACAGTGGGGCAACTGAGTTTAGTCTAGCGACCTTGTCCTGGCTCTTAGGATCAAACATCTGAATGCCGTATCGGGAATTGCTGAACAGACGCCTCAATTCCTGCGATACAGAAATGCCACTCGATTTGTTCTCAATCAGCAAGAGATCCACCTTGTACTTCGTGCAAGCGGTCGCTGTCGTCACGACGAGATCGTGCAGCTTCAAATATTTTTCCCACGCCCAAATCATCATCACTTTTGGTGTGGTGCGCCCATCGTTCACATGAAGGTTTAGCGGTCGCTCGCGTGGATCGGATGGAATGACGCGTGTGGGCGATTCAGGGATGGGATCGGAAAAAACTCCCCAAATGATCATGCCTGATGGATCGTTCATTTGATCTTCGGTGTAGGCAGTGTCGAGCGTTGCTAGTACGTAGTCGAATGCCGGGAACGTCTCTCCCTCCCATAGTCTCCACCAATCACGCTCGATAATTCCGCCGCCCTTCGGGGCTGGCCTTTGTTGCAATTGACCAGCGGCCCTCCACGGGAGCATCCAATCTTCCAATCCCTGAACGACTTGGGTATCGAATCGTTCCGGCCAAAGCAACTCACCTTCCTCGGCGCGCGGGTCCGACCATCCGATCGAGGTGACGTGAGACTTCCTCCACGTTTCAAATCTCATCGGCAGAATTAGAAAATCCCACTCGCCTTTATTTTTGGTTTGAATGTGGCCAGTCAAGTCACGCTCGCCCACTCGCTGCTGAATCTGAATGACGGCGCCTAGCTTCTGATTGTTCAAGCGTGTGCCCAAGGTGCCGTCAAACCACTCGGTGGTCGATTCAACCACCGCCTCGGATTCGATCTCTTTCGCCGAATTGCAGTCGTCCAAAACTATAATATTCGCGCCGAAACCTGTGGAACCCTTTGATTCTACAGAAGTTATCATCCTATAGCCACCTTTATCGTTATCGAAGCGTGCGCGCGTGTTCTGATCGTGAGCTAGGGAGAAACGCTCTCCCCACCGATCGCGATACCACTGCGATTCGATCACGGTTCGGCAATGACCGGCCGCCTCCCGCGAAAGGTCATCGCGGTAAGATGCGTATAGGAACTTGACCCCGGGGCCGCTCGTATGGGAAATCTTCTGCTGCGCCCAGGCCCAAGCGGGGAATGCAATCGAGCAAGTGGCGGTCTTGGTGCAGCGAGGCGGAATGTTGATGCAGAGGCGCTTAATCTGCCCGTCGACGACTGCTTGCAGATGTTCGGCGATGGCATCGATGCACCAACCATCGATCCAAGGATCTGAAT